CTTTACAGGTACTATCCTGTAGCCATCTTCCCGTGGTTGGTACTCAGCCACATGGCTGCCTAGAAGCCCTCGTTCACTAATGGCCCTATTGGCGTCACGTTCTCCATCCGTCCCTTTGAACAGGGTAGGGTCTTTAACCTCCTTGGGCTCATAACGGAGAGTCTTGACCCGGAGACCGCTGGCATCGATCGTGTATATCGGGTACGCCCAGCTGTTGCCGACGTCAATCCTATCGCCAACCTCGATAGCTTCAATGACCGGAGGCTTACCTTTCTGTCCGAAGTAGAATAGGTTGTTCTTGCTGTAGATCGTGAGGTTTTGTTGCGCCTTTACTATCTCCCAACTAGCAGCATCATAACCTACCCTGGCAGCTTCCTCTGCCGCTGCAACGGTAGTTTTACCGGACTGCTTGGATGCCATCCAAGCATCAAAAGCTACTGTCCCGGCATCTGGCCCGTTAGCCATTCAGCCCTCCCTGAGCGCCACCCATCGGGGCACCTCCACCAGGGATAGGGGCCTGCTGTGGCATTTGTGGCTGCTGCGGGGCCTGTGGCTGCTGTGGCTGCTTGCCACCAATCTCCTGCAACATGGCCTCGGGGCCATTCTTCTCGATGTACTGTCGCCGCTGCTCCGGGGACATACGCTCGAACCTATCCCGGACGTACTGTCGCTTGCTTACCCGCTCCTGCATGAAGGGAATAGGGTCAGCCTTCCTGGCTATCTTGCGTAGAACGGAGATCTCTTCTTTGACTGACAGTATGGCGTCGGTGAACTCGTTTACTTTAGGCACGGTTAGCTCCTACTCGGGCGGGTGGAAGGGTGTTCGGGGTCAGTCCCTGGCGCAGTTGGCCGTCTACCTGGCCGTTGGGCGGACCCGCGCCGACTGGCATGCCGTCAGGGCCTACCAGTTGGCCACCGGCGTCGGGCTGCCCACCCTGGGACATGGCTATGGCACGTTCTACCAGGGACTCTATGCCCTCCTCCCTGGCTACCTCCATGGCCATCGCCTGATGTACTAGGGGGTTCTTGCGTACCCAGTCCATGAGCAGGCGTTTGCGCTCACCACTGGCGTCCTCGAGCTTGGCGTCCGATGACCAGTAGGTCTCGGCGGACTTGAGACCGGCGGCTACTTCCTGCATGCCGAGTTGGCGCTGCTGGAGCTGTAGGACGGGGTCTACCAGATCGAAGGAGACGTAGACGGAATAGTCCGACTCTATATAGGAAGGGCGGATGGCCTTACCCCGGACGCTGAGGTCCAGGTCAAGGAGGTCGATTAGTTGGAGTATCTGGGAGCCTGCCACGGAGGCCAGGTGCTCGAGTTGGCGGGCTACTGATACGAACTTGCGCCCGGCGGCTGTGGAGAGGATGGCTTGTTGGCCCACGGTGGAGACGCCCTGTTCACGGACACCTGCCAGGGCTCGGGAGAAGGTGCCTTCCTCTATGTCACGGGACAGCCACTCCTCGGTCTGGAACATCCAGCGGGGCAGTTGGGGGATCTCCATACGCCAGACGTCGCCCCGGTTGGCCATCTCGATTATGTCGCCCTGGTCGAGCTGGTCCCGGAGCTCTTCGGCCCCCATGCTGGTGCCGATGGGGTTGAAACTGGCGTCCATGAGGGCGTTGTGGCGGCCACTGACAGCCTGGGCCTGGGCACGGATGTCTGATAGTACGGAGTCTAGTATGCCGACGGCTAGATTGGCGGGGTCGATGCGGTCGGAGTTGGTAGGTTCCTGTCCAAAGCCTGCGTAGGCGTGAGCGTAGGGCACGAATCCCCAGGTGTTCTTCTCCGTGAACAAGAGACGCTTGGTGCTGTGGTACTCCCGCCCGGTACTGGCGACGTGGCCGGAGACCATCATGGCATGCCAGCACTCGGTCCAGTACTCGTCTACCAGGATCATCTCGAAGGGCCGGTTGTTGCGTACCTCCCAGATGTCCACGGGGCGGCCACGGCTCTTGCGGGCCATGGTGAGTTCGTGCAGGTCCTGGGAGAACCGGCGGGCATGGCGTATGGCTATGCGGGGGCGCTTTTCCCAGGGGTCCAGTAGGATACGGGCCGGGTGTGGGGAACGGGTGCGGAAGGGCATGGCCGTCTTCCGGTAGTGCTGGTGCAGTCGCTGGGCGGCAGCCCATTCGTCGTCGGGTGTGCCTGGCTCTCGAGTGGGCTCGTCGGCCCGGCGCTGTAGTACGGTGGAATCCAGGCCCAGCTCGTGGATGGAGTAGCCCAGATGGACCAGGTTCTTTCCCTCCTGTTTCCAGGTCAGGGCAGGCTCGAGCAAGGAGGCTTCATCCAGTATGGCCTTGAGGGCTTCCTCTACGCGGTCGGCATTGGTCCGGGACTCCTCGGTCTGGCGGGCCGGGTGCCGGTGGGGGGTGGGTTCGCTGGCCAGTTGGTGGTCTACGGCGTTGTCTACGAGGGAGGTAGGACGGGCCGGTTTGAGCCAGCCGGGCCGGGTATGTGACTCCTCGCCGTCCCATATGGAATAGGTGCGGAAGTAGTAGGAGTCATACTGCTCCCATTTACGGTGGGCAGCGGCCCAGACTTCCTTCAGATGGGAACGGTAGGAATCGATGACGTTGGCGTCTGGCTCGTCGTCAAAGCTGTGAAAGGGCATTAAGACCACCTGCTCCAGGAACGTCGTCCCCGGCGGATGCGGTTAGGATCCCGTCCACGGTCGGAGGCTGCGGGCCGGGCGAACTGTCGCAGTTGCCAGGCTATGCCCACGGCCATGGGGTAGTCGTCGTGGGTGCCGGTCTGGGCTTCCACTCTCCCCCGCTTATCCGGGTTACGGATGACGGTGAAGAACTGGGCTAGACCTGCGCTGTTGGGCACGGTTAATGCCCGGCTGTGGACGGCCTCGATGAGGTCTCCCCACAGGACGTAGCGGCTGCCGTGGGTACCGCCTGCTGTGTCGTAGGTGTGCCAGCCAGGCTGACTGTCGCCACGGAAGTATAGTCGCCGGTAGCGGAGTTCCTGTGCCATGGTGATGGTCAGGATGCCCCAGTCGTTGTCCTCGATTCCCCAGATAGGGGACCCGTACTGGTTCAGCAGTTCAACCGAGGCCACTGCCAGCTCGGACGGGTTGAGGACCTGGGAGCATATGTCGGCGGCGACGTAGCCGGTTACGGTATCCACTATAACAGTTACGGCGTAGTCGTGGCCAGTGCCGTGGGAGGTGTCGGTCCCGGCGGCGTAGCGTTTGCCGGGCTGGAATGGCTGGTATATGTTGACCTGGACGCCGTTGCCCATGGTGGGGGTCTCGACGGGCTCCTTGATGTCCTGCTTCATACGGATCAGGACCTCCAGGTCGAAGGCTGCCAGGGCACGGGCGGGGGCGAATGCCTCCTCCTCGCTGTCCGGGTGCTCCTTCTGGAAGAGGGCCTGGTCGGGGTACTGGAGCTTGCGCTCGTCGTACCACTCCTGGGTCCTGTGGGGACGGGAGCGCCACCCGAAGAACAGCTTGCTGAAGCCGTTGCGGGGGGCGGACTGGTAGAGCTGCTGGAACAGGCTGCCCATGTGGTACGGGCTGACTGTGGATGTGATTATGAGCTGGCCGTTGTTGTCGTCCAGGCCTGGCTTGACGGAGTTGTAGCAGGCGTCCAGGTACTCGTGGAAGTCGGCCTCGTCTATGACTACGAGGGTGGGGTTCAGGCCACGCCCGGCGGACTCGGTGGAGGGCTGGGTGATTATCCGGCTGCCCGACTTGAAGGTCATCTGCTCCCGGTTGTCTGGCTGGGCCAGAGTCTCCCGGAGCTCGAGGGGCAGGGCCTCGTGCGTGGCACGGGACTTGGACAGGAACTCCCAGGCGTCACGCTCCCCTTTGCTGAAGACCAGGGCCAGGGCATTGGGGGTGAAGCTGGCGTGGTGCAGGACGTAGGCTGCCAGGGTGGTGGTGATGCCGATCTGCCGGGACTTGGCCCAGATGACCAGTCGGCTGTTGGACAGGGTGGTGTGCGCCTGTTGCAGGTGGGGCCACTCCTGGAGGGGGACCATCCCGGTGCCGGGCTCGATTATCTGTACGAAGGGTACGAAATGGACAAACTCACGCTTGGCCATCTCGATACGGGCACGGCGGCCTGCTTCCTGTAGGTCCTCGGGGGACAGGTTGTCGATGGCGGTGGCTTCCAAGGCTATCGGCGCTTGGGCTTCTTGACGCCGGACTTGCTGGCTACCTTGGGGTAGGGGAGCTGCTTGGTCTTGGCACCGGGTCGGCTTACTTTCGGCATGGTGGCCTCCTTCGCTAGGGATAGGTTACGGCGTGGGGGGGCGGGGTGTCAACCCAGGGCGACCCAGTCTTACTGTCGTACTGTCTAACTGTCTAACTGTCACTGTCTAACTGTTGAACTGTCACTGTTGTACTGTCTTACTGTAATACTGTTACTGGGTTAACCTCCGAGGGCTCGGGTTAACCGTTAACCGTTAACCAAAATGAGGCCCGGTTAACGGTTAACCGTTAACCGGGCATAGATTTGTTAACTATGGCATAGGGACTGTGCGCTTATGATAAGAGAGGCTGTGGGCCTGTGAGACTGTTGTAGGAGTGACAGTGGTATGTGAGATCTGCGTTACATAGGCACAAAGGGGTCCCACTGGGGGGGGTGGTGTTTTGGAGACAGGCTGGCGAAGGCCCCCTCTACCCCATTTCCTCGGGCGGCCTGATGGTACCAGCCGGGTGCCCAGGGGTCCGGGAATTCGCCCTGAGAGGTAGAACAAACGTTCTGGTACCCACAACTTCCTTTTAATGCAGCTTGTCGGCGTCGTCGTCGTGGTCCGTCGCTGCTGCTGCTGCCAGGCTGCCAGGCTGCGGCAGATCCTGCCCGGATTCTAAAATAATGACAGGCTTGCCAGGTGTGCCAGGCTCATTGACAGCCTGCCCGGCAGGCAACGCGGCAGGCTCAGAAGCTGCCGCGATCGCTTGCAATTGGTCCATCGTAAGCTGTGCATAGTGGGCATGTTCGATCGTGCCTGTGTGCTCTACTCTATCAGTCAGTAAGCCTGTGATCTTGCCTATAAGCTCGAGGCCTTTGAGGCTAGCGCTGTACTGCCCGGCTTCGTAGGCAGCTTCGCTACGACAGAATAGTAGCCTCAAAAGCCTGCCACGAGTCCAGCTTTCCTCTGCTGCTGCCATGCCTTGGATCTCTTGGATCCTTAGCGTCACATTAACCTTTGACGCTAGTCTAGACGCCTGTACCACGCTACTGCTGCCGGTCGAATCGTAAGCTTCCCTATAAGCTGCCGTGTTACTGCTGCCCGATGCTACCAATTGGGCAAACTTCTCTTGCTTTACTGTTAATGATGTCATGCCTACATTTTAGCATTGGCAGCTATAACGGAGCCATGTATCTGCCCAATTTTGGCCAAAATAGGGCAAAATAGGCCATTTTGACGGATTTAGTAAACATTGCCCCAAAATTGGTGCTATTGCTATGATGTTTTCCTTGATTATCATAATCCGAAACGTTAAGCTCTAGGCGGAGCCAACCC